ATTGATAATTGGAGTGATTTCCGCACCAGATCCATTCTTAAGAGTTAATAGTGGTTGACGATCATAATTTATAATATCTGCAGAACCATAATTTGATCCCTCATTTGTTACTTGTACAGATTTTAGAAATCCTTTAAACAAAGGTTGAAGTTTTGCTTGAAAATCTTGTCCTGCAACAGTAGCAACTCCTATTTCCCCATTTAAAGTTACTGTAATTGGTTCATAGTTAAAAGTATGAGTTCCAGTGCCTAAACCAGCAATAGTAAGATCAATATATTGCTCTGTGTCATAATATAAAAACTTAGATGTAGTTCCAACTCCTACACTTGATAATTTAAAGTTATTTGGATCAACTTCAGTAACAACATAATTTGTATTTGAGTTAATTCCTGTAATTTGATCAACATTGTATGAATATTGAATAATTTCTCCAGATTTGTATCCATGATTATGAATATTAATTTGATTGAGAGCCGTATTAATTCCTGTAGCAGAAACTATGGTTCTTTTCTTATTTTGGTAACCAGAACCTGTATTATCAACTATAATATTAGATACGATTTGTTTTTTATCAACAGATTGAAGAGATTGCACACCAACTCCAAATCCAGATAGAATTACGGTATTCAAACCAACATTAACTGCATCA